GCAAAGAATCCCGGCTTCTGCATCAAAGACTGAAGCTCAGGGTCTTCGTCAACTAGCCTGCCTATAGATTCTCTTTCAGCAGCAGTAAGAGGTTCTATAGAGTAACGGTCAATACTTTTTTCTATAGCAGTAGTAAGCTCTGAGCCTGACAATAGACCAGCAGAAACTGAAGGTATCAGTCCTTGCAGCTCTTTCATAATACGAGGGTCTGTGGTATTTTCCATTGCTGCTATTACTCTCTGTGCTTCGGCTGCACGACCAGCAATCGCAGATTCTGTAGCTACTCTAGCTTTTTCTTCTGTTTCTCCTAGCTGCGCAGACTTCTGACTTAACTGTACTGCTTGTGCTGGCAGTCCCAAGTCTTTAGCAACCTGCGCAGCATTGGCGTAATCAGCAGCAGTAGTAAGAGGCATACCAGCCAACTGCTCTTGGAGTTTCACCATAGGAGGTCTAGTGTCCAGACCAAACAGACCACCAATGTTAGTACGCATTTGTTCTGTCTGAGTCTGTGGCATGGGAGCCATCAGTCCTGCAAGAAGACTATCGCTAGTAGTAGGCTGTGCCTGAGAAGTAAGAGCCTGTGTTGCTTCTTGTCTTCTACGTCCTTCGGCAGACAGGATGCCGGGTAATAAATTACTGACTAAATCTATTGTAGCCATTACTTAACTCCTTATTTATATTTTGGCCCCACCGGCTCTCATAATTGCAATGTAATCTTCTGCGCTAAGTCCAGTGTTTTCACCATCACCACCACCAAACAAACCACCAATAACCTGACCAAACAAGCTGTCACCGCCTCCACCAAACAAGGACTGAGCTAACTGTTCCAGATAGGCTCTTTCTGTAGCGGCTGCTTCTCCATAACCTGCTGTGAGTGCCTGAAGCCCTGAACCAGCAAGCTCGCCCTGAGTAACCACACCCTGCAAGCCAGCCCTAGTAGCCAACTCAGAGAACGGCACAGCAGCACCGAGCAAGCTGAGAGCCTGTTGCTGCGGTACGAAAGCAGCCTGTAAACCACCAAGTCCCAGCTCAGCCTGAAGTGCCTGTTGCTGACCACCAAGACCCAGAGCCTGTGCTATAAGACCCGCTGTCTGTCCCCTTTCTGTTAGAGCCTGTTGTCTAGCTGTCAGTGCATCAGCAGCTTGCTGTTCCTGTATAGCCTTCTCCATAGCCAACTGCTCTGGAGTGCCTCCGAACATAGCTGTCCTCACGCCAGTGCGTCCCTGATTAAACAGACGCTCTTCCAGTGCCAGCCTCTGACGTTCCTGCTCAGGCGCACGGAGAGCCTGTAGCTGGCTGTATACGTCCTGCTGTGCAGCATCAATACCTTGACCAAGGAGCATCCCTTGGATACGTTCCTGTTCTGCCTGAAGCGTACCCGGCCCAATAGCACCAAGCAACTGCTGTCCACCAGCTCTGGCAATGTCTTTAGCTGCTTGCATCTGAGACTCAGGCATAGTAACGGACACGCCACCTTCCTGACCAACAGAGATACCCGGCCCAAGCCCTGTGCTAACAGAGAAGGGCTTAAACGTGCCAGTAGATGCACTCGCTAACTGCTGTCCTAGTGTTTCTGCTCTAGTTGCAGCATCTTCTGCACGACTTCTCTGAGTCCCTGCTAAAGACTGAGCTAGTAAGTAATTAGCTCCTAGTTCTGCACCCTTGCCTATAATATCTTGCCAGTCCATCTATATTTCCTCTTTAAATTAATCTGCCCAGCAAAGCTAGAATGTCTATCTTCTGAATTGAAAACGGCCCATCGTTAATAGTAGCTTCAACGCCAACAGTTACAACACTGCCGTTACCTGTGGTATTTACACCGCTAGTGTTTAAGATAATGCCTGTTGAATACACAGCATCATCTGTGTTGTACTCTGCCGAGCCATACTCTGCTACCTTCTGAGCAGCTAGTGTGAACGTCTCTTTCTCATAGGCAGCACTGTAGTCATAGCCCCAGTTAAGAACTGCCTGTGTGCTTTGACCACCGATGATAGTAAGAGTAAACTTTTTCAGAAACTTTAAGTTGGCTGCGTTACCAAAGTCTAAAGGATTACTAAAGTAACTGAGATCGTATGTATCCCCGTTATCGTTGTACCCACCGTACTGTGTAATTCCAGTGCTGTGTCCTAAGTATATTGTACCATCTTCTAGCCTATGGAAGCACAGAGGGTTTATCTGGCTCCATGTAGTAGCTCTGTAACTACCGTCTTCAAGAGGACTTCTCATATCGAAACAGTAGACAATGTTCTTAGAGGGGAAGTTAAGAAGGTAAAAAGCATTCTCTGGGCTGTATACAGAGTTTATGTTTCCTGACTCTGATGACAACAATGCGTTAATGTCATTACGGACATTCCTACTAATATCCCTAATAGGAGCTGACTTCTCTTGAATCGTTCTAGCTAATGAACGCACACCAGTAGCACTGAGAAACACAAGGTCAGTGCCTATGTTCTGTACTGTGTCTCTAGCAACACAACCTATGTTTGCTATTGTGTCTGCCAAAACCATAGTAGAAGGGCTGGTGGCTCCTTCATAGACAAGGATAGAGTTCTTTCCGAATATCACTAGAAGGCCGTTGTGGGCTGCTAGAGCTGTGATCTCATCGTACCCGTTAGGCCAGTGCTTTGTAACGTCCAACGAGCCTGTAGAGCCACCAGACCAGCCTGAGCCATTTAGCAGATCAGACCAGTAGATAGTGGACTTGTCTGTCTCAAAGTCAGCTATCCATATCCGTCCATAAGCAGCCAGTATCTCGTTACCCTCTGGCGGTGTGCCTGTAGCGTGTGTATGAGTGGACATTGGTTCTACTGCACCAGCATGATCTGAGTAGATTAAAGGCTCATAGCCACGCTGTACCATGTATGTGTGGTCATTGAAATTGACGGCCTTCCAGTTGTTAGCAGTAATAGTGTACAGTGCTGGTGTCTCGTCAACTAACGTGGTAGTGCCAGAGAATATCTTGTTATTGCCAGCAGAAAGAACCACCTCATTGCCATCAGAGTCCCTGTACTGGTGTATCATCTCAATGCCAGCACTAGTGCCAAGCACAGAAGCACCGTTGGTAGTTACCGCTGTGTAGCCCTGTCTAGCACCAACACGACCATACTGGTCAATGACACAGTTGTCTGCGATAGACGCAAACGAAGGATTCAAGCCAATAGGCGAGTCCTGTGTGTTGATACCAAAGAAGCCGGGAGCTGCAATGGTGATGTTCTGTAACTGTTGTACCATTAAACGGCTCTCCACTCAGTCTCGTGTGGGAAGTGTCCAGCATCTAAAGCTATAGCATCAGACAGGCTGGTATCAGCTATGGCAAAGTATTCCTGTGTAGAAGTACCACCAGTCTCACCACGCTCACGTACAGCCATAGCAGTCGCTAAGTGTATGATAGGGCTAGGAG